TTAAAATATTTTTCTATTGCATACTTTATTGCATACTTTATTTTTATAAAATTCATTTATTAAACTTGTTGATTCATTTAAATTATATCCGTCATTAACTGAAATTTTCAACATTAATTCAATCAAGCTTCTACTCTTCCCATATTTATCACATAAATTTTCTACAATTAATTTTTCCATTTAAATTCTCCTCTCAGGAGAAACGCGTTTCTTTTATTGATTAAATTATATAATCGCTGTCGAATTTTGTCAAACTAAATCGACCGCAAGTTTCGACAAAATGGGTAACTGGCAGTTACTCGTTTCTTTTTTTGAATAATCATATTACAATATTGGGATAATAACTTTAGGAGTAATTTTATGATTGTATTCGTAATTAAGCAGTTAAGAGAAAAAAAAGGATTATCGAGATATAAATTAGCTAAATTAGCTGGCATATCTAAGCCATATTTAATATTATTAGAAAATAATAAAAGAATGAACCCGACTCTACATGTATTAGAGTCTATTGCTAATGTACTTAATGTTAATATTAAGAAATTATTTTATTCCGAATTAGACGTCGAAGAGTTAAGAATAGAAATGTACCACAGAATTGAAGTTTTTGGTTTGGATAGTAAAGAGGTGTATGAAATATCACAGATTATTGATTTATTGCTAAATGTAGAGGGGACTTTTAAGTAAATGAAAAAGACTAGCAATAGTCTTTTTCATTTATTTTTATCTTATTTTTATTATTCCCTACATAGCTTCTTGAGGGATTATTGTTTTCTAGTATAATATTTAAAGCATTTGTAAGGTTATCTTTAAATAAATATTTTACAATTATTCTTACAAGAACAAACACTTCTGCTATTCCACCTGTTATAAATATATTAAATGTTGTATCGGAGTAATTTAATATATTCAGTCCTTTAAGCACAAATATTGTTATAAGTGCAATTAATTCAATCGCTAATATCATTATTAATATAGTAGCATATTTTTTTCTTAATTCTTGGTCTTCATCAATATTTTTTACAAATATATTTATTATCTTGTCATTCATTGCCCATTTTTTATTAATCTCATTTATTGGTTTAACATCTTGAATATTATTAGTATTTACCTTTGAAACCTTGTTTTTTGAATTAAATATTCTTAATAAATCCTCTTTTGTTTTGTCTATTGCAGGATTCGTTTTATTCTTATTACTTCCCACTATAACAATCCTAGCACATTAAGTCTTAATGTCATTGAAGAAACCGATACTTTGAACGTCTCTGCTAATTCTAGAATGGTGCTATTGGTATTGTACACATTCTCTAATAGCTTTTTGTTTATAAGTAGAGCTCCTGCAAAATATTCTACTTCTTTTTCTTCTTCATTAATTTCTTTGTCTATTAGATTAATATGAATTTCTTCGTCTTTTATTTTATCTTTGTACAATATATAAAATCCTAATTCTTCAGCTATTGTAAATCTTTGCTTTGTCTTTGGATCGTTTTTATTTACCAGGATTTCAAATGTTCCCTTTTCTTTAGAATATCTTGTTGCTCCTGCAATTTTATTGTTTAGTTCTCCTTCGTATACTTCTATATCATATGTTTTGGCAATTTTAACTGGATCTACAGGAATATTATACATATCGTTGTTGATTAATATTCTTGATGTCATTTCTTCTAACTTTTCGTTTACACTATTCATATATAAATTCCTCCTTATTTAAATTGTCTTACTAAATTATATGTGTAATTTGTAAATTTGTCAATACATTGCTACACATAATCACTCGTCAAAACAATCTTAAAATCGACGCGTCACAATCGTTTTTAAGCCTTTTTTATTTTGAATTAGACTAATTATATTACTCCAAAATGGCAAAAAAAAATAGCTAGACAACTTAATGTCTAGCCTTTTTCTATATTATCCCCCTATTAATCTATTAACTGTATTTATTCCTACAATTCCATCAACATCTATGTCACAATTTGATTGGAACTCCTTTACTTTTTTCTCGCTTTCGTCTCCATATCTGCCGTCTACTCCAAATTCATTTAAACTATATCCTTTTGCGATTAGTCTTTCTTGAACCCATTTTGCAAATTCTCCTACAGTAAAGTTTCTTACCATATTGTTGTTTACTGCTTTTGTTGTTAATGGTCCTATTATTCCATCTATTTCTAGTCCACAATTGTAATCTTGATTTAGCGCTCTTTGTAAAGATTTTACTATTTCTTCTTTTGAATTATTTGGAGAACCAACTTTGCCACTCCTTATTTCGTCCATTGGGAAATTATTCCCTGGACATTCTGAGTTGTCTATATCTCTATGCCCTACTACTTTAGATATATTATACTTTTCTTTTAAATATGCAATTAATTCTTGTCCTGCTTTTAATTGAGCTTGTCCCATTTTTTCTTTTGAGAAATTTCCCTCAAAACAGATACCTATTGAATTGTAGTTTGCTCCTACCGCATGTGCACCTACTGTATTCTCTGGACGTCCTCTATATATAGAACCATCTTTTCTAATATAAAAATGATACCCAATTCCTGCCCAACCTTTTGTATTTTTATGATAATTATGTATTACTTCTACACTTTGTAAAACAGTTACTCCACTATGGTGGCATACAATTTGTTCTGTTGTATTTCTTATGTCCATTGTACCAAACTTAAAATTATTTTCTATTATCTCCATTATTTTCCCTCCCTATTTATAGTTTTTACAGCCTTTTGTCCTAATAGATATGTAGATATAACTCCGTTTATTACTGCTATAACTCCTGTTATCTGTGCGCAATATGGTATTGTTATACCTTCAACTGCATTGATACCTAAAAGCAATGCACTTATTATTGTTAATGCGTTTAATACATACTTAGATATTTTTTTTACCTTTTCCATTTATCTTTCCCTCCTTTCATTTTCTAAAATTGATATTCTTGTTTCGTGATTATTAAGCTGATTATGTATCTTATTTCTATCTTCTTGGCCTTTATGCATTTGGTCCGATAGAACCTGAATTGTAACATTTAATTTTGTTATTGTATTGTTTAGTTTTACAATTACCGTAAATATCGGAATCATAGTTGTAATAAAACCTAGAAATAACATTATTATATTATCTTGCATCTTCTCACCTCCTACTCATAAATGGCAGTTATACTCCAATTACTTCCCTTAAAACAAACTTTGAATTATTAAGATTATGATGTACGCCTCCATTGTTCGCATTACCTTGAATAGTAGTGTCTTTTATGTACAAATATTTTCTTGCATCGTTAGCAGGGTCAAAGTCTACTAAAGAGAAATACATACCTTTACCGTTGTATAACGATACAAATTGTTTTGGAACAAAAAAGCAATGAAAATTATACGGTTTAGCCCCGCTATCATAAGCACTAAAAATTAGTACAATACCACTTGTTTGTTGAGAGATTGGTTCGGATAAAGTTATTGTGTGGTCTGCTGTCATATATTGAATCCCACTCCATAAAACTTTTTGAATGATTTTATCTTGCTTACCATTTATCCAATCTATAACGTTCTTCTTGTCTAGTTGTAATGGTCCTCCTAAATTTTCATCATATATTCCCCCAACGCTAATTCCTTTATTCTTTAGTGCTGAAAGTAGCACTTTTCCACTATTAAGAGATACTGGTTCTGTGTCTGAACTCAATTCATCTTTAACTTGAACTTCTATATCATACTCTGTACCTAGAGTGAAAGTTTGTCCTGTAATTTCTTTTGAGTCACAGCTAAATATGCCGTTTTCAGTGTTTATTGTAACCAATTGCTTTATTTCAACCCAACTGCCAAATTCGGTCTCTGTCTTGCTCTTTTTTCGAAATTGAATGCTTTTGACTGTATTTGTTTTGGCTCCAAAATTAATATTTGCATATTTGCCAGATAAACTTATTAAGACTGTTTCACCTACACCTTCTTTTCTTTCAATCTTAACGCTTTGTAAAACAGTTTCGGAATATTCAACAATATCTAGTGCTTTTGTTTTGTCTTTTTGATTTCCTCTGCTATCAACGGCAAAAACTGTTACTGTATTGTCATCCATATTATTTATAGATTTTGAAATGTCCGATGTTGAATAATCTAATTTTTCGATTTTGTTGCCAACCACAATATTGTAATATTTAGGTGTAGCACTGTTCTTGGTAGTCATCTTATTTGCACTTGTTATTGTTACCTTTAAATTACTATACTTTCGTATGTACTTTTGATTATTCCCAGTTAAAGTTTTAGTCACTGTGTTTGTATCTTCACAATCAAAATTATTAAATACTGGGTCGCTATTTACTACATAGCCTGTAAAATTAACTGCACTTGTTCCTATTCTAGTACCACCACTATAAGTTGTAAGTTCCACTGTACCATTAGCCTGATTTTGATTTGGAATTTTAGCAAATAATTCATTTGTATTCCAACTATATAAAGCATCTATCCCTGTTTGTGTTCTAACTGTTTGTCCATTGAATTTGATAACTGCTGTATGCGTGAAACTAGCACTTTTTCGGTTAGTATATATTGTTATAGTTTCGCCAATATTGAAATTCTTTTTACTTAAACTTACTTCGGAAGTTCTAGGAATTGTCGTTAATTTTTTTGATGTTGACCCAGTTATTGTTCCTGCTGATATACCTGTTTGAAACGAGAAACTAGCATAAACGGTTTTCTCTCCTTGATTATTGTGTGTTACATCTAATGTTTTCTCAAAAATTGTTGTAGTTGAATTTTGAGGTATATTATGACTAAAATCGTATGTTGTTCCGTCTATTGTGCAAGTACCTGGTTTAGAATATCCATTATACGAGCCTCCTGTCGTTGTTACTTGTACTCTAACAGTTATATTACTTTTATTGTTTGCTATATTCTGTGAGTTTTGTGTTATTGATATATTACTTGATACTGCCATATGCTCTCCTTTCTAATAAAGTAACAGCATATTCTTTGAATTAATTTGTTGAGTTTTCAAGAAATAGTTTCCTATTTCTATACTCTCTGTAGCTTGTATTTTGTAGAAATATGCTAAATCTTTATTAATTTGGAATATATTTATTCCTTTATATGTTGCTAGGATTTCGTCCTCATCTATAAACATAGTGTTTTGATTTGCTTGAATCCAAAAGCCCTTTTCGTCCATTTTATAATTCTTGCCATAAACTTCCCCAGGAAATTGAGTCCATTGAGTACACATAGTGTTATATTCAAGCTTTAAATCAGCAATTTCGACGAATCCTTTAATTGGCACTATGTAATCAAATAGCTCAACCCCTAAACTTGCACCAGTCGGCAATAAACTACTTGGAATATCGAGTATTTCCCACTCTACAAAGGTGGTATCATTGTATTTTGCTCTCTTAACTAGATTTGTTGTTTTATTATTCCAATATAACCCTTTGTAAGGTGTAGGCTCTACATTTCCTGTATAAACTGCGAATGCAGGATAAAATGTTAATGCCACATAGCAACTCTTAATTTCTGCTGTATCATATATTATTGGTGTTTGATAGTAGAACCCATAGAAATATCTATAAGTCCAAACTTCTCTTGAACTCTCATTATATAATGACATTTTTGTATCTAATATTTCCCACTGTGATGTTTGCGAGTTATATTTTTTAGGTAAGTATATCGTTGTATCTAACCAATTCTTGGTTGTATCTGTAGGTGCTGTGTTACTTACAACTACAGGAATAAAATCTGATTTCTTAGGTATTTCTATTATTTGTTCTATTTTAGTTAAATCTTTTAAATCATCTGGTGTCAGTATAATACCAGGCTCATACAACGAATACGGTTTTTCTACTTCTGTAAAATCTGCCTCGTTAAGGAACATTAGTCCTACGCAGACATTTCCTTGTACTATACTGTTTTTTATAAAGTATGATATTGCCATTTTGTTTTCATTTTGATTTAATGTAATAGGTTCTGTGATATTGAATATATGTGATACTGTATAGTCTTGTCTTCCATCAAGCTTAATAACTCGTCCACTCAGTGTATTTTCATTAGCATTTTTGCCGTTTGCCCAATATTCGTTAGAAGTTGTATAAGCAAAGTAGTTTTGAGCACTTAACAATGATTTTCTTGAGAGTTCTGATACTTGCCAACCACTACTGTTATACACATACATTTGATTTTCTATGTAACTTCCACTATTGGCAGTACAATACCAGTATGCTCCTTCAGTAGGATTGTCAAGTGGTGTATCTGACTCTTGATATGGATATTTAGCGTGTGCTAACCAAAAATTATTATCATTAATCATTGCACTATTTCTGATTAGATTGTTTCCGCCTACTCTTTTAGTCGCAAATTTTAAACTTTGATTGGCTAGCTCCAATGTTGCAAGCTTTTCTTGTGTTTGTTCGTTTATTGCTTTGACTGACTCTTTGATTGAGTCTGCTGTTTGACTTATTTGTGAGTCTGTTTCAATTTTTGTGTAGTGATTTTCTTTAACGTTTCGTTTGGTTTCATAAATATCACTTAATCCATTATCTCTAACATATGTGATTTTAGCATTTGCTGTACTTGTTATATTATTAATACCTTTAAATAATGTAAAATGCCTTAATTTCTCCCACGCTTCTTGCTGTGTTTCTGTGTAAGGTACTATTTCTTCTTCAGCTGGCTCGTATTCTACAATTACTGGTGTGCCATTTGCGTATTGAGTTGCTAACCAAGTTTTAAACTTAGTTATTCTCTGAGCTTTAGTATCACTCGAAATAATTCCTGTTACAGTCTTATTCATCGTTATACAAAAAACTATTGTTGCCCAGAACCCTTGTCTACTTCGTGAACCTTTTTTAAAGTGACTACAAATTACACTGTTTATATTTTCTGTTGTTATACCTACTGTTCTCGTATAAAAATAATCTGTGCTAGTCTCTGATTGCGTGTCCATGTACCAAGCCCTATTATCACTTCCATCCAGCACAATTTGTTTTCTCTTATGATGTGTTCCGTCATCAGCTAGATAACTACCTTTATATAGCTTTTGCCCTTCTGATAGTGGGAAGTACTCTGCTTGTTCTTGATATGGAATGTATGGAGCTTGTGAACCTTTATTTAGCATTACATTAAATTCAAAATTATTAAAAGTACAACCAACATTATACTCAACAGATATTCTGCAAATGCTTTCTTCTTCTAATGTAAATGTTTTACTTGTTTCATTTTTCAATTGTATCTTCGCTTTAGTCTTTTTAGGATTTGTATTTCCTGCAACCAATGCTAGCGAACCTTCCGTACAACTTCCTTTTACGTTATGGATACTTAAAGTGTATGTTCCTGCTTTTAATTTTATATATTCGATACTAGTATCATATGCTGAATAATTTGCCGTCCAATTACCTATTATAGAAAACGCATTAGAACCTGCAGCCGCTTCCCCCATTGTTCCATTAAGTTTTACTAATCCATTTGTTATTGAACGTTCTACATTGTTAACTGTTGCCGAATATTCTCTGGCTTTAATTAAATTTTCTCCTATGTCTAAGAAACCTAAAGAATTATATGGCACATACGGTTTATATTCTTCACCTTTTGTAATTTGTGGATATATTGTTACATTGTCTAATACAGCATCTTTATATACTGTAATATACATACCAACTTTTGTTTCTTCTACTGTTTCTATCAAAGAAGAGGAATATGTCATAACATTATTTTTTAAATAGAATACCTGTGTTGTATATTTTCCGCTCTCATAACTTGATAACATTCTGTATTTTGAATTTGCTTTCAACAATACTGTCCTTGTAGTCGTAGTAGTATTTACGTTAATTGGGTACGTTGTTTTTGCTGTTGCAGTTCCATTCATTGTTATTGAACCGTCTTTGTTTTTTGTAAACGTTACTCCATTTATTGTTCTTGTTGTATTCAAAGAAGGACAAATATTTTCTCCCTCCAAATTCTCTATTTTGCTTCGATAATCTGGGCTAGGGCTTGCTCCATATTGTTCATATGTGTCATCAGCTATTGTTGCTTCTCGTAACATTGGTTTAAATAATAAATTATTTATCGTTAAGCCTTTCTGAATAAATATAGCTATTTGAACGCTTGTTGTAGTATCTATTGTAAATTCTCTACTGCCATTGCCAATATCTATAGAACCTAAAATACTATAACTACCTGTCTCTTGGATAGCTAATCTATAAGTATTACTAGCACCACCACTCGGACAGCCGTTCAGAATATATGTTCCTGGGCTTAAATCATATCTATTGATAACCAAACTGCTGTTAGCAGAGGTATCATTTGTACCATCTACTAAAACTGTTCCATCGCTATTCACAGTAAATGTTATTCCGTTTGATATTTTTGTCGTCGCAGTATTATCAAGTAAGTTCTTCCCACTCCTCGTTGCCTGTTGGCTCTCGCCCTCTAGCATTATATCTATTAATGGTTCCGCAGATGCATCATCTATATATATGTTCTTTCCTTCTGCTGTACCTTCTATTTTTGTTATGTTCTCTACTGATTGCTCTACTGATGATACTTTACTGGTTATTCCATTTACGTCTTGCTCTACTTTGGTTAGCTTTTGTGTGTTCTCTGTGGTTTCTTCGGTTAGTTGAGTTATTTTTCCATCTATCTGATTAATATTTGACTCCACTCTTCTGTTTATAGTTCTTTGTGATGGTGTTCTAGTAGTTGTTTCTTCTTTTGCTTTACATTGTATTTTGCTTTCAATATTTGCAATCCAACGTCCTGAAAATTGCATTGAACCTTGGTATATTACATTTTTACCATCTATAACAACGATATCTCCTGTATCTAGTGCTGGGTCTATTATGCTTTCGCCCTCAAAACTGTAAAATTCTAGTCCTTTTAATGTGTTATAAATATTATTGATTTGATCTTGATCAACTATGTACATATTGTCTTGGCTGATATAAACTGTATTGCCTGTTGTATCTCCTTTTTCAAATAGTTGTATTCCATCATCATATCTTACACGTGTTATTTTAAATTTTTCTCCCCATTTAAAAGTCTTAAATAACTTTAATGGAAGTGTAACTGAACTTTCTCCGATTGTTTTTATATATAGTTTTCCATCTCTACCTATTACTGCTATTCCACCAGCTTGTTCTGCTATATAACTTAAATAAGTTCTTGCTGATACTGTATTGTCGTACACTGCTATTTCCTTATTCATGTTTAAAAAAGAAGTAGAACCGAAGTTCTACTCCTGCTTTTGTACATAAGTCTTGTAGTACCTGTATTATTTTTGCTTTTCCATTATTGCTATTTATTAGTGTTTTTCCATTATAATTAAATTCAAATTTAATCATATTATCGCGTAATTTAAATGTTACTGTGTAATCGTCTTCTTTGCTTATATCATCCACATTAAATACTCCAACAGGTATTATTTCGCCTGTTATTCCACTCTTGATTTCTACTTTGTTTATAGTTGCAGGTATTACTGATTTATATAATTTTAATTCTATGCTTTGTGCTTCTATACAGCCCAATGTAAACTCATCACTTGAGAAAGCTTTTTTCGAGGGTTTACAGTCTAATATATATTTAGAATCTATCTCCGTGTCATTTATGTATACTTTTAATAAATGAGTTACATTGTATACTTTAGACTTATAGTTATTACTTGTACTATACATTAACTATTTGCCCCCTCTACCGCTGTTTTTTGTGCTTCTGTTAATTCTTTTTGCATTAAATTAAAAGAGCACTTCCATTTTGTTTTGGAAGTACTCTTTTCTTTTTCTGTACTTATCATTTCGACTTTTCTTTTTGATACTCTAAACTTTGCATTTTCTAAAAAACCTCCATTTACTACTGGAACTTTAACATCCAATATAAATGGGTTTTTATATGTCTTTTGTATAAGTTGTTCTGCTTCTTCTTCTGTGTTAAAATCCCATGACATAGAAAGCTTTAACATTCCTACAGCTATGGGATTATCTATTAAAGAACCATCAACAATAGAAGAATAACTGTCTTTGTCTGTATCTTCTATGTCTGCACTATATGTTGACGGTGTCGGTAAATTTCCCGTATCTCCATGTTCTTTCCATAACATAATTTTATCCTCCTACTAATGCTTCTATATCTTTTCCTGATTGTCTTTTCATATCTCTTAAATTGTCTAATAATATTTGTCCTAGTTTTGTACTTCCTACGTTTACTGTAAGATTTATAGGTCTATCGCTATTTTCGTTATTATAATTTGATAAAACATCTTCAAACGTTTCTCTCATTATATTTTGTGGGGTTGTTATTTCTGGGTTATTGCTTGCTCCTGCATATTCTCCGAAAATTGCTAGTGTTTTTTCATAAGCAACATTCCCCTTTGCTAATCTTGGTAATGATACTTCACTCATATAGCCGATGTTAAATCCAAATTTTTTTCCGCCCATTCCTGGAACCCAATCTGGAATGTCGAAGCTTAAATTATTCATTACTGATATTACCTTATTTATTCCTTTTACAACGCCATTGGCCATACCCTCAATTCCACCTAAAATAGAGTTTATAATTCTTTTTATTGTGTTCCATATTCCATTGAATATATTGGTTACTGTAGTTTTTAACCCATTCCATACATTATTCCAGATATTTTTTATTCCATTAAGTACGTTTGAAATAGTATTTTTTATTCCATTTATTGCATTTGATATTATTGTCTTTATTCCATTCCATATTGTATTTGCTAACTGTTTTATCCAGTTCCATACGGTATTCCAGATATTTTTTATTACATTTAACATGGACACTATACTATCTTTAATAATATTAAATATTGTTGCTACTGCTGTTTTTAAAGCATTCCATATACCTATAAAAAATTCTTTAATTCCATTCCATGCTCTTTCCCAATCGCCAGTAAATACTCCTATTATAAAATCTAATAAACCAGATAGTGCATCTATCACATAGCCAATAATTACTGTCGGGGTAACTATATTTAATACAAATTCTATTACCGGGGATAAAAAAGATATTATCGAACTTATGGCCGTAACTAATTTAGAAATGCATCCTAATAATTTAGAAAAAGTTTCCCTTCCTCCATTGTCCCATATTTCCTTTAATTTTTGTGTTACTAATTCAAACCATCCTGATAGTGTTTCACATATTCCAATTATTGAATTTGCAAACTCTTGAAAATTTTCGCTTGAAGTCCACTCTTCTATTGTTCTATAAAAATCTTGAACTATTAAAAGTAAATTATTAAACCCATTCCACAATTGTTGTATTATTTCGGTTCCGCCATTGTTTTGCCATGCATTTGCAAACGCAGTATTTATATTTCCTATAATATTAAATATGGATGTCAACGCCTGAAAATATATACCTAAAGTTTTTTCGCCCGTTCCATTTAGCCATACTTCTTTAAAACTTTTTCCCATTGTTTTTATTAGTGTTATATTGCTGTTAAATGCATATTCCATACTTTTCAGTAATGGTTTACCATATTGACTCCATGATTTTTGTATAGGTTTAAATAATAGTAAGAGCTTCTTCTTTATCTTATCAACCCATCCCATCATTTGATTATCCATTTTTGATAAATCAAAACTAGGAGCTGTTGTCCCTCCACTTCCACCATCCGAATTATCTTTGTCCGAAATATTATTTATTTCACTATGGACACCTGCTAACGCTTTTGTTTCCTGTTTCGCTTTTTTTGCACTTCCAGCCATGTTAGCATATGAACTTGCACTTGCTTTTGCAAATATATTTACTCCTGTTAATACATAAGCAACACTTTGAATAGCTTTCATTAATTGATATACTAGATTAGTGACAAATTGAATTACTGGTGCTAGTACACTACCCATAGCATACTTCATATAATTTATGTTTTCACTTAATTGCTTTGCTCCTGCATTTTGGCTAGACAGCCATGCATTTGCACACCCACTTAATATTGAATAAATTCCTCTTAATGAAAATAATGCCATTGCATATTTTAAAACATGTCCTAATCCGTTTTTTAAACCTGTTCCCATTCCTTTTATATTATTAGTTATATTTTGAGTGACTTTAGGTAAACCTTTAAAACTGTTTTTCATCTTTGATATGCTTGGCTTTACTTGGTCTATTTTTTGTTTAAATCCACTAAAAAAGCTAGTCAATTTTCCTTGACTAATTGCTGTTTGATTTATTTCTTGTTTTAATTGTGTCATTTTGTTTTTTGTTTCACTAAGTTGTTTATTATACATTTCTATTTCAGTATATAATTTTTGTGCTTGATTATTTAACACTGTAAAATCTTTATTGTTTCCTAATGCATTATTCACTGTTGTATCCATTGCTTTATCATTAGGGTTTATTCCTTCTGGTGTTACACTTTTTCTAGTATCATCCACAATTTTATCAATCTGAGGATTTATTACGTTTAATTTCATTTGTCGAGCATTTATTTTTTCTTGCAAACTATCTATTTGTTTTTGTACTTGAGATATTTGTTTTTGTGCATCTTTATTATTTACTTTTATTGCTATTTCATTGTTTTCTGAACTTTTCTTTAAATTTTGCATTTTCTTTTTCATAAAATTAACTGCTTGATGTAACTTACTTGTCATTGCTCTAGTATCTACTTTTGAAAAAGCCTCTTGTGCTTGCCTTATTGTTTGCTTTATAGTTGGTAAAAACTTTTGAAACTTTTTTAAAGCCTCTTCTACTTGTGCTGTTACAATTATCTCAATTTCCTCTACTGTCATATTTTCACCCTCTTTCTTTTTAGGCATAATAAAAAGCACCAGATTTAATCTGATGCCTTCATAAGTAAGTGTTTTTTTTCTTAATTATTTTAGCAATTCCGCTTTTTTTCTTTCAAATTCTTCGTTGGTTATTATTCCATCTTCACACAATTGTTTATATTTCCTGATTTCGTCAGCATTTGAAATATTACTGCTTATCTTATTGTTTTTTTGCTCATTTCTAGCTTTATTTATTGCTTTTTTTATTTCCTCATTCAAACCTTTTCTTAATATTTTTATTATAAAAGTTTCTGTTATTCCATTAACCCTTAATTCTCCTGTTTTAAATACACTTATGTGTTCATCAATTGATTGTATATCTTCTATTCTTAACTGTTTTTCATTGGTAGTCCCTATTACTGAGTTACAAAAAATTATTCTTTTATTGGTTATTACAATCACTCCACTTAAAGTATTTTTTATTTGCATAGCTCCACCAAAGAAATTTTTTTGATTTCTAAAACTAGTATCAGTTTTTGGACTTATAGAAATATTTGTTACTAATGCATATAATACTTCTTCATTGCTTTCAACTAATTTTTGTGCTTTTATAATTGCACTTCTATTAAGAATGTTATAAGTCTTGTTATTTTTTACATACTCTTCGATATTCATAATCAATCTCCTTTTATAATTATAATAATTTGCAAGTGCTTTTATCAGTTGTTTCTTATATATAATAAGGATTTGGTTTAAATAACAATGCTATAAAATCTATTATTATTCCTACTCCAAATAATCCACAAGTAAATAGATATAATATTCCCATTCCTGTTTTGCCTTCATAGAACTTGTGTGCACCTAGAAATCCTAAAAATGCACAAAGTATTATTGCCACCCATTTATTTTTTGGTCTACCAGATACTGCTCCAATATTCTTATTCATATTGGTGTTAGTGTTTGCATTATTTATTACAACCTGAGGTTGTTCTCCTTTTAATTGTTCAACTTGTCTTCCACAGTGAGTACACATAACCGCATCTTCTGGAATCTTTTCACCGCAAAATTTGCAGAATTTAGTTTTTATTTGTATATCTTCCATCTTCTATATCTCCTTTTATTATATTATATAAAGAAGTATAGCACTTTTATTCATGTATTTTTGTCGAAACTTGTCGAAAAAATTATTTTTTTTCTTTTATCA